CTGGTTGCCAAGCATCTATAGCTTCGAGTGGATCAGATAGTGATGGTGATTATTTAATGATATCCGCTGCGGCAGGAACTTATTTGGTCTCTGGGTCACGCAAGGAGTTTGCTGGTATTTTGAATTTCAAAACATACAACGTGTCTATGGCGTACCTGGCAATCAATGAGTATGGTGTGCTGGAAATCGCTCATTCTATAGGTGGCGGTCCGGTATCGCAATACGTATCTCCGTTCCTGAATCGTGGTGTGGCACATATCGGTTATTTAAATACAGATTCTGAGCTTAAAGATCTTAGATTCTTTGTTAGCAATCTAGACGGAAGGTTAACTCATGATATTATTGTTGCAAAATCTACACAGCTAGGTCACTTTACCGATATTCAATCTGCGATAAACTATTGCTCACTATTTTACGATGTAAATTACGGCAAAGATGCTTCCTCGCCTATTTATTCTCCAAATATACTTATCCGCGAAGGACAATACATCATTGATGCTCCAATCATTATAACTGAGGATATCACCATAAGCGGAGTTGGTAAATCGACCGTATTAAAGCGCGGTCCGAGTATTACTGACTGCTCAAGACTATTTACTGATTTTACAAAAGTGATCCCAGATCCACTTACGGCAATATTTATCATAGGAGATGGGCCATCAAATGGAAAGGATGACGCCACTTACACCGATTTTGAACAAGGTGTAACGATTAAAGATCTTAGTTATTACTCTGAGACATTATCAGCAAATTCATCTACTTGTTTTTGTCTACTTCAGGGCACTAGTGGCAATTCATCATTTACTTTCCGTAATATTTGTGCTACTGGAGCACCAGAGAGAGCAACAGATGTCTCCATAAATGAATATTTCATATTTGCCGGTAGAATCAACACAACAACTGGAGTTGAGGTTCCTGGCAATAACGGAGTCATCTTTATTACCGGCAATTACCTAAACAGAATGGGAGCTCATCATAGTGGAACAGATACAGGAATAAGCTCAGAAAATATCGCAGTAGAGTTTTCAAATCAAGTTGATTCTGTGACTGCCAGTTCGCTAATCATTAAGGACATAATCTGTACTGGTAATATTGCAATCGGTATAGCACCAACAGCATCCTCTGAGGCGTCATCAATTTTGCGCTCGTCGTTTTCTGCCGCTCAATACTCTACCGTTACCGGTATAATAGAGGTATCAAATGCAGTACGAACCGGAGTTTAAATGGATAGCGCAGAGGGTAAAACGGCACTAGAGATTCTGCTTGATTTGCCAAATACCTTAAAAAGGATCGAGAATAAAATAGACGTTCTTGACACGAATCTAAAGATTCTAAACTCAAAACTCAATAAAATGAAAGGGTTAGAGGTAAGTTCACCGACAGTAATTCCGCAATTACCACTAAGGTATGGTACTCAACATCCAGAACCACAACCACCAGAGCAGAAACAATTACCGATGGCGACACCCGGCAATGTAACTCAACAAGATAAATCGGATGCGATAACGCAGGTCAAAAACGTAGAGACTAGAGATACACAAAAGTTAGTTCTTGGAAATATTAAGGTTTTTAGTGATATTAGAACTTCATCTGGAAACCCAGTGATCGGCATGACAATCAATATATTTGATTCATCAAATGATCTTGTTAGAAATCTTAGAACTGATATAAATGGGCATTACGAATGTAAGCTTCCACCGGGGAAATATAACATGGAAATGATCCATCCAAAGCTAAAAACGCAGAACAAGATCTTTGAGCTATCAAAAGAGATGAAGACCTTCGAGGTAACCTAATGTTTTCACTAAAAATAGATAAAAGAGAAATAGGCGAAGAGCCATCTTTAAAGGTATTTAGCAAAAATATTATAGATTACATTAAGAATAAGTTTTATGGCGAAAATATAAGCATAATCAATGATTCAAAGCGCTCCGAGTTAATAGCATCTGGCCCTAGCGATGATCATGGTGAGTTTTCCACAATTGAATTAACATTTAAAAAAACCATAATGCTTAGCTCTAAGGACCTTGATGATAAAAACTCTTTAGATCGCGCCTTATCCCAGATTCGTGATTTTTGTGATCAGTCAGCAAAAATCAATAACTATGAATATCGCCTCATAACTATGAGAGGTTCAAAAGATGGCGCTGATAGAACAGGCACTACCAGGAACAGCAAGCAGTAACGAACATCGTGTATTTTCTGATTTCTTTGCCAATAATCATATAGTTCAAAATGTAGCAATAGTTCAGCCAAAGAATCTATTAATACAATCGTTGCGAGATCTCTTCCGTAAGGACTCTGTGTTTACTTATCGTGATGATGAGTTTGGCTTTCCTCTTACTCCAGATATGACTGGCAAAAGCATCGATACAACTGATTCTACAAAGATTCTGATATCAGATATATTTCGTTATGATGTAAAGTTTTATCCGGCAATTACCATAAAGCACAATGGTGGTTCATATAAGCCCCTGTCATTTAATCAGGAGGGGACTTATAAATATCGCACAGACTATGTGGAAAATACACATGGCGCAAGAAGAAAGATTCTTACACCAACCCACAAGGTATATGCCGGAAGATGGGAGATTAATATTGATGTCGGTGTATTTTGCGAAAGTATATCGGAACTTCAGGAGCTAATCGATATCTTATCTATAGCGCTTCAGCATGTATTATGGAACTCGTTAAGGGCATCCGGACTATTTATTCAGGGACTCACAATTGGCAGCGAATCATCAGAACCATATGCCAATGATTATATCTACTCGCAAAACATTTCGCTGCGCTGCCTTTCGGAGTGGCGCGTTGAGATTCCAATAGAAAATATTATAGAAAAAATAATTTTTTACTTTGATTCTGTTAAGACAGATGTACCGGATTCAGATAATTCTGCTAATAGCGCTGTGTTGAAATATAATGATATTCTTGAGCTCTCTAAGATTTAAATGGACAATAATGAGGGTTAACTGTGCCTAACGTATGTAAAATAAATATTGGGGATAAGTTCTCCAAACTGACGGCTGTTGAATCGATTATATGTGAAAAACGTCCAAGAAATCAGTGGCTCTGCAGATGTGACTGTGGCGAGGAAACAATAAGGAGCGCATCGCAGCTAAGGGCCGAGCATAAGAATATGAGTTGTGGCAAATGCTGTGATGATATCACTGGTAAAAGATATGGAAATCTCGTAGCAATTAGAAGGGTTGGAAAAGACAAAAGAAATAATACAATATGGGAAGTTTTATGTGATTGTGGCAAATTCAAAGATATTCGCGCAACTAACTTCAAAGGCGGCACCACAACTTCGTGTGGCTCTTGCAAGTTTAATCTTCTTAATAAGAAATTTGGATCACTAAGCGTTATTGAAAAATTAGAAAGCAATGCTAAAAAGCAGGTAGTATGGAGCGCGCAATGTGATTGCGGCAGACTGACAACTGCAACAACGCGCAACTTAACTAGTGGCCATAAGAAAACATGCGGAAAATGTTACAATGATTTGACTGGCAAAAAGTTTGGGAACCTGACTGCCATCAAAAGAACTGGCAAACTAACGAAAGATAGAGGTGTCATTTGGCTATGTAATTGTGATTGCGGAAATGACAAGTGTGTCGCTGCTAATTCCCTAGTTTCTGGCGGCACAAAGTCTTGCGGCTGCTTGTTCTTAAATTATATAGATTCGATTAGAAACAAAGACAAAAAGAAAGGTATAAGGCTTGATGAAACCCTCAGCAAAGATAGGAAACATAGTCGTAGAATAGATTTGTCCGGAAAAGTCTTTGGAAAATTAACTGTAAATTATGCTGCCGAACGTAAAAGTGGCCAAGAAACACTTTGGATGTGCTCCTGTTCTTGTGGAAATGAAAAGATCGCTATGACAAGTTCTCTTACTAGTTTTTCATGCCGTAGTTGCGGATGCAAAAAACGCAGAGGACACGGAGGAACTTACAAATCCAAACTTTCTGGTGCAATAGAATCATATGATTCTCATTGGGAATTAATCAGAATGAAGATGTTGGATGATGATTCTGACGTTGTCAGCTGGACTAAAGTGCATAAAATAAAAATATCTTATGATGATAATTATAATGGAATTATCAAACAACGTAATTATATACCTGATTTTTTAATAAAATATAAAGAACATACTGTTTTAGAAGAACTAAAAGGCTTTACATTTAATAATGCGACTGTTGATGCAAAAACTATCGCTGCCGAACAATATTGTCACGACAATAACATAGAATATAGATTTATCGATGCCAAAGCCTTTGAAAGAATGGTTAAAGGTAAATATGGTAAAACCGTCAGAACTGTTATAAAAAATGCCTTTACGGATAACACAAGTGATAGTTGTGTCGAATAGATTTTTCTTAAATCTACTATTATCGATGACTAGTTAATAACATGATTATGTAACGGAGTTTAAACATGGCAATCCCAGGCCTCAGCGGCTACAAACAACCAGGAACCTTCGCCCGCGACAGGGTCGTGTCAAAAGCAGTTTCCATTCCTGGAGGCATCCGTATACCATGTATTATGGGTGAGGGTCTTAAGGAAGAAGTTATAATAGAATCAGCAGCTGGAAATGGCGCAGATGGTTCCGCATCTTGCAGCCCAACTGGAAATGGAGATGGCAAGTATTTCCAATTATCAGAGAATCCAGTTGTTTCTGGTAGAACAAAACTCTTTCTAAATGGAACCGAGCTTTATGGAATGGAAGGAATCATTGATGATGGTTCATTTTCTAGCAAGTTTGATTTTAGAATAGACATTGACTCTGGTTGTATCGAGCTTCAAGGTGCTTCAATTGGCGACCAGAACGGTAAGAAATATTCAGCAGTGGCATCAAACGTTGGTAACGGAACAATTGTCGACGCAACATGTGGCGATTATAATCTTATATCGCTAGTCGATTTGAACGCTCAGCCAGAGAGATGGACCGTGCGCTGCGTATCCGTTATTCGTGATTCTTCCGGAAATCCAATTCCTGGGCTTTCAACGTTTACAGTTTCTGGCGCGATATCGGGACAGATAAAGGATTCGAGCGGTTCTCCCATCTTATTTCATGGAACAAATCCAGCACTGTTTAATCGTAGTGGCGGAGCAATTCCCGGAACGGCTGATATCTGCTCTGATTCGTTTACAGTTGCTGATTCTGACACCTATGGTACTGGATCCTCAAATTACGACTCGGCGGTTGATTCAACGTCTGGAACAACTGACAGATTTCAGGTTACTGCCGATCTTGTAACGCCCGGTCAGGTTTTGGCAGGTGACTTTCTTTGCATTACTGCAGATGGCTATACCCCGGAAGATGGTATTCAAATTGCGTCACTATCTTATAGTTCTTCAACCGGCAAAACCACAGTGGTTCTTGTTACGGATACTCTTGATTCTGGTCTGACCAATGTAGAATGGTCAATAAAGGCTAGCGATATCTTTATTGATGATGTTAGTGTTGCCCATGATAGCTCTGGAGCGCCAGCTACGGCAGGATACTTTTCAAGCAAAGATATCGGCAAGGTTTTGCTAATTTGCGATGGCCCTGCACCCGGTTATTATGTTATAAAATCTGTTCAGTCTTCACGTAGAGTTCGTGTTCACCTTCTTGGAGATACGACAACCGCTTATCCTCAGATGGCATCAGGAACAACTCCTGGCATTGCCGATACCGGAGAATCAGTTACATTCAGCATATTGGAAACAAACGGGATTCTCGTTTTCGGTATCCGTGAAGGTCTAGCAACTGGTGATATGAGCGGACCAAGCATTGCCTTTGCTGTTGGAGACAAATTCTATATTGATGTCAAGTCCAGAATTCTAAAAAAGGGCGATAGGCTTGAGGCAAAGTATATTCCAGAGCTTACCATTAATGATGCTGAATTCTTCGTTAGCGCAAACGATCTATTTGCGAAACACGGAACGCCAAGCCTGACCAATACACTTTCTCTTGGCGCTCAAATGGCATTTGAAAATGGTGCCCCAGGAATTCTTGCCATTCAGTGTAAGCCAGCTATTCCGCGCAGAACCTCGGCTGTCTTGTATACAGAAAAAACATCAAAGGGCGTTGGTGGATTTCCTGCATGTAATGGCGATGCTTCAACCTGTCAGGTTGATGATCTGTCGTTTATAATTCCAAGACCTGTCTCTGGCCTTGAGATTGGAAAACCAGATGGCGATACCGGAATTAACTTCTTTATAACTCGTGGCGGCGTTGAGACTCAGATCTTCCCAAATAAAGTTGATTTTTACAATTCTCAATTCGAAACTGAGACATCACAAACCTCATTTATAACCAATCCCTCCTACTCCTATTCTTACACCGTTGTAAATACCGACATTCAAGTTACTGGGGCTGGCTTTGGCGCAACAATTGCCAAGGATACGGGATATTTCACTACAACAGATGTCGATTTCGATGGTTCAGATGTCGGTCGTACAATAGTTCTACAGTCCATTGAGAACACAGCTGGCACAACCGTATACACTACAAAAGACGATATCAGCACACAGCTAGGTTTTAATACAGTGACAGTAGAGCTTGAAATACTCGAAGTAATTAGCGATAATATTGTTCGTGTTAAATCTGTTGATGGTGACCCCGTGATAACTGACGCCGCAGATGTGGTCTTCTTCGTTAAAGATTCGTCTAATACAACCGACGTATCAGCCAAGATCCTAATTCACAAAGACCTTGTTGACAGCCAAACGATCAAGGCAGGCGATGGTATTCGAATCACCTATGTAGATCAAAAGGATGTTTCCTTCTTTGATACCAATTGGTTTGAGGCGTTCGAGGTTCTTGAGGCTGCCGAATGTCAGGTTGTCGTTCCACTTCCAACGCAGAATATCTCTGGTATTTTCCGTGCAGCCGTTTCTCACTGCGAAACAATGAGCACCATTGCCAACCAGAAAGAACGTATGGCTCTAATTGGCGCCCAACGCGGTTTAACGCCTGCTGCGCTTCTTGGGCAGACCGATGTAGCCATAGAAGATATTGGTGTTCTGGAGGGCATCCAAGGCGACGATGCATCAGAGATTCTTGATTCCAATACAGAAGATCTTGCTAACTATAAGCTTTCTGATAATTATACAAGCAATCGTTCCGTCTTCTTCTATCCGGATCAAATCATTAGAAACGTATCTGGAACCAATAGCTTTGTTCATGGATTCTATATGGCAGCTTGCGCCGCCGGATACTTATCTGCAACCCAGAATGTAGCAATACCGCTAACATTTAAGCAGCTCACCGGATTTTCCATTGGTCGTGATAGAGTATTCCGCAAACTGATCCTTGATCAGCTGGGTGGCGTAGGAGCGACAGTTGTTCAGCCAATAACTGGCGGAGGAAAGATTCTTGCCGGTCGTACAACAAGCACATCAGGGTTTGTCGAAGACGAAGAAATCTCAATAATGTTCATTAGAGACTCTGTAAAGCGCACTCTACGCGATTCTATGCTTGGGTTTGTTGGTGGTGTCGAAGACTCAAACACTTTGGGTGTTATGACGGCTCGTGTTATTACAATAATGGGAGCTCTAGTTACTCAGGGGCTGTTGACCAGCTTTAAGAATGTAAGGGTTGAGAAGGACAAAGTCGATCCGAGACAATGGAATGTCTACGCTCAATACCGTCCCGCGTATCCTATCAACTTTGTGTGGATTGACCTAGAAGTCGGCATTGAATAAGGATAATTCGTGATTGTCAAGATGCCATTTTGGTTTCTACTAACATTAAATAGTGATAATGATATACATATCATAACAGGAGACATTTAAATGCCCACATATCCCTCTACCGGATCTTCGTTAGACTCAACAACCAAGTCTTCATTATCAACTCAGATTATCATAATGGTTAATAATGAGCCGGTTGGAGCTGTTCAGTCCTTCCAAGAGTCACAGTCCAGATCAAATAAGCAGATACAAGAGGTTGGGACTGACGGCATTATTGAGATAGTTCCAAACACAGCAGCAAAAGTAACATTAACAATCAACAGAATTTACTTTGATGGACTTTCGCTTCCGGAGGCTTTCTCTCGCGGATTTCGAAACCTTCAAGCCCAGCGCATATCATTTGATATAGTTGTCATTGACCAGTTTACTGGAACTGGTAATGACGCAATAATCACTACCTATCATGATTGTTGGTTTAATAACTTGTCAATAACTTATTCGGCAACTGATTATGTTATCGCTCAAAACGCTAACGTTGATGTAACCTATATCTCATCCATTCGTGGTGGCGAGGCAATTGCGCTAAGTCAAGGTGTTGGCGGCGCGCGGCAAATCGCCGGGGTTCAAATCGATTCTGTTGAATCTGCCGCAGATTCTGGCGCTGGTGGCCGTCGGGGTGCCCTGGATTTCCACGGATTAATTTCCGCGGCCTATTAGAATGATATAGGGCAAACCTACGCAATGCTTAAATTACTAACTGCAATAGCAACAAAGCTTGATTCTCTCGGCTTTACGAAAGAAGCCGATGCTATTGATTTGCTACTAGTCAAACACGCCGAATATGATGACTTTGATGATGAACATGTTGATTATGAAGACAGTCACGGACAAATAGATGAAACAACTCCGGAATCTCTATTCGATGATGCTGAACAGCGCCAACTAAATAGATCATATCGCGATCAAACCAAGGGCAGAAAAGGTGAGGCCGGATCTCTCGAACCTCATTTAAAACAAGAGATAGAGTCTTATGATAGGGGCTATAATAATGAGGCGATCAGGGACATCAGAAGGAAACGGGAGATCGCTGAAAATAACTCCAAGTGGGAAGAGAATAGATTTCTGCCGCCTGGTATTGATCAACTTGAGAAGGCGCAGAAGCAAGTAGCAAAGAAGGGCCTTAAGGGCATCGCTGATCATCGAAAGGCTGTTCTGGGACATCTGGCATATCATATCCGTAACATTGATTTTATAGATAATCAGATAGCATATCTTGATGGCATTTATGCTCATGATTCTGAGACGCGCCAGAGACTTGTCGTAGAGAGAGATATAAGTCAACAGAATGTAGATAGAACACTAGAAAGAGCAAAGGGCTCTATAAAAGATCTGGATCAGGTTCTTCCGGAACTGGTTGAAGTGCAAAAGGAAAAGAATAAACGTTACCTAACGCCAGGAAGATTGGCTGAACATGGCAGATCCCTTGTCCGATCAGAGTTATGGAATGTAGCAACACTTATAAGACTTAATGAATCAGCCAGAGAGGAGAATTCTCCGGAAAGGACTAACCTCAAAGATCTTGTATCTTTAGCAAAAGAATTAAAGTGTGATATGGGCGAGATCAAGAGAACCATTAATGTCGCTTTACATCGTAGTGATGATCAGGTTAGAGCGCATAGGGCTCGTTACTTTGAGGATCGAGATGCTATCCGTAGAAGTCCTGCCCTTGCCGAATAGTCATGTTATTACATATAATGTAAAGTCGTTCTAGTACAATACACGAAAGAGGCATATTATGAC